CGTTTTGGTCTTCCCTATTTGGCGGAAATAACGATACCAGCGGAAACCGTTTTATAAATAATTTTAACGGTTATAATAGTAGAATTTTCGGACAAAAAAAAGCCGTTTGGATTGATACCGGCGACGCTTTTAAACATTACGTAGAAATTCCGGAATTAAGGGCCGTTATAAATAAGCGGGCCGGAATGATAGCTAGCGGAAAACCTTATTTAGTTAATGAAAAAAATGAAGTAGTAACTAACCATTGGTTTAATAAGATCCTGGAAAATCCTAACCCTACGCAAAGCTGGGCGGACGTTATTTTTAGTATAGGCGTTAACGACGGTTTATACAGTAATAGTTTTATTTACGCGCCTAAAAGATCTTTTAATATTATTACTTTGTTTCTTCCTTTACCTTCTGACCGCGTAGAAATTGTAACTACAGGAAAAAAACTAAAACAAATTGAAACGGAAGGCCTAATACAAAAATATATTTTTCATTACGACGACGGCGACAAAGAAGACTTAGAAGTAAAAGACGTAGTTTATATAACTTCCCCGGACGGAATGAATATAATTAAGCCAGTTAGCCGCCTGGATGCTTTAAAATTTCCCTTGTCTAATATCCGGGCTTCATATCACAAACGTAATGTTTTACTAGAAAATATAGGGGCTATAGGTATTTTGTCCGCTAAAAATTCCGATATAGGCGGGGCCATTCCATTAACGCCGGAAGAACGTAAAGAAATACAAGCGGACTGGTACCGCCGTAGTAAAGACGAACTTATAATAACAGAAGCGGACGTAAGCTGGTCCCCTATGTCATTTCCTACAAAAGATTTAATGTTATTCGAAGAACTGGACGCGGACAAAATAGCTTTAATTGACGCCTACGGCCTTAATATTTATCTATTTAGCCAGGACAAGGGCGCAACCTTTACAAATGTAAAAGAAGGCGTTAAAATGGCTTATACCGATACGATTATACCGGAAACGTGTAAAATTTACGATAGTATTACAGAACAAGTCGGCCTAGATAAAGAAGGTTTAAGGCTAGTAGCGGACTTTACACACGTAGCGGCTTTACAAGTGGACGCCATGGCAGCGGCTACAGCTTTAAAAACCAGGGCGGAAGCTTTAGAAAAAATAGGGCTTTCCGGCGTAGTTTTATCTATTGAAGAAAAAAGGGCTTTATTAGACGTTTAAAGCCATTTAAAATAAAAAAGGCCAGTTACTTATTAGCTGGCCTTTTTTTAGTCCCTGTAGCGGTCCGGGTCCGGTTCCTGGTCCTTTATATATTCGTCCCAGTCGTAAAAGTCCTTTAATTCGTTTTCTAAAGCTGCTATAGCTCCCAGGCTTAACGTAGTTTCTTCCTGGTCCCCGTCCCCATTACAAATAAAAGCTTTAAAACTGTCTACTTTTATACTTCCGTAGCCTTCCAGGTCTAAACTTGGCGTTATTTCTAATTCCTTTATAAAGTATTCCTGGAAGTTTAAAATTATTTCTAGTTCCGTTTTTTCGTAATATGTAATAGTTAAATTTTCCATTTTTTACAGGTTTTATTAAAAATCAATTTCATTTTGAATTAAAGCCGCTTCTATTGTTTTTTGTTCGGCTTCTATTAGAAATAAATCAATTTCCCGCCAGTGTTTAAAATCGTCGTTTATCTTTGTAATTAGTACTTTTGTTTGTTCTTTTTTTTCTATTATTTCTATTAGTCTTTCTGTTAAAGCGCTTCTATGATCTTTATTTAATTCCATGTTTTCCGGGTTTTATATGTTTTATACCGGGGCTTAAATTAGCCCCGTTTCTAATAAAATTAATTGCATTTTTAAAGCTTCGCATTTATACGCTGTTTGTGCTTCGTTGAAATTTTCGAAGCGGCGGCCTGGTCCTTTATACGGGTTATTTGTAACCTTACGAACTGTAATATAGTTAAAACGTCCTGTAGTTACTGTAATAGCCCAAATATTGCCTTTTGCTTCTACTTTCGTAGTAGTATATTTAGCGCCGCTTGCTTCAAAAGTTGTTTTAGTATTCATTTTTAGATCTTTTTAATTGTTTGACTTAACGAAGGTAACTAATTATTTGTTACTACCTAATTTATTTTACCTTTTTTTTAAATAAAAATATAAAAGGCCCATTCCAGGGCCTTTTTTTTTAATTAGTAGCGCTTTCTATTGCGCCTTTTAATGTTTGGTAAAAACTTCCGGCGCTGTAATCTGTCATGGCGTCGCTTATATCGTTTTTTCTTCTAACTGTAAAAAAAACTACTTCGACTTGTAAAGAAAAACGGCCATTAGATCTAAATTCTAAAACTCGTTTACCGAAATCAAAAGAATAAAGCCCGTTTTCTATTGTTACTTCCTGGCCTGTTAATTTTTCTAGTTTTGCTATTGCGTTTATTAGTTTCATTTTATTTGTTTTTGTTTGTTCGACTTAACAAAGGTAACAAATAATTTATTACTTCCTAATAAAAAGTAATAAAAAACTAAAAAAACATTTGCTTTTTTTGGTTTAGCTTGGTTTTACTGGCCTTTATAGATAAATAAATTTTTAAACATAGCCTGGGCAAACATAGAAAGGCCGGCTAAACAGTCCGGCGCGTCGTCGTTTTTGTTTTTACCTTCCTTACTAAATCCGTGTACATTTTGCATAAATAAAATATGGCTAGGCGTATTATTGTTAACAAATACAAAGTAATTCATAATAACAGCGCTTTGCATAATAATTCTAGTTATTTTATTAGACTGGTTTACTATTTGTAAGATACGCGTTTTAGTTTGCTTTTGTAAGATCCTAGAAAACATGGCCCCCATGTTATTTGATTCTACGCGACAATAAGCCACGCCCCATTTATTTAAAAGGGCAGCCGCCAGGCCTATAGTAATGTCCGTATTTTCTCTAGTAAATAAAGTTTCTACTATGTAAATTTTTCCCTCAATTAAAGCCCCTACGGCCGCGGCTAAATAGTCTTTTCCCTGGTCCGCTACGTCAATATAAGCAATACAGCCCGCAATTTTAGGCCTTAATATTTCAAGTTCCGCCGGTGTAATAGTTTCCAGGTTTGAAAATAGGCGGCCTTCTAGGTCTACGGGTTCTTGTTGATATTCCGCCTGCCATATTTCGCGGGGTGTTTTCTTCCTTATATCTTCGTATTCCGCTGTACTGTGGACGTCTTCGCAAAAGGACCGGCCGGAATTGTCTAAAGCCTGTATAACTATACTTTTTTCGTACTCCCCGGCTTCCATACTACGGCCTATAACGTCGTTTATACTCCAGCGGGTGCCTATATCTATACGGCTGCACCCCTTCTCTAGGCGGCTGTCATGCGTTGACGTTTTCCATTGTATAACTCTATCGTTTACTGTGTCGCTTAAAGCGTCTTCTATACCTCTATAAAGATCATCTGTTATAGCTACTTTTGACGCCCCAAAACCTATAATAGTTCCGCCCACTCCAGCCCCAAAATAACTAACCATTTTAGCGCTGTTTGTATTCCAGCCCTGTAAATTGCTTTTATCCTGGCTTAATTCTACGTCGAAAACCTTTTTAAATTTGTCGCTTTTTACTATAGCCCTTACATCGTAGCTAAACTTTAAATAAAGCGTAGCTGTACAGGTGTTACGCATTACTGACTGGTTCGGGTTCCTTCCTATTACCCAGGCGCAAAACAAAGAAGTAATATAGCTTTTGCCAGCCCTGGGCGGTAAACTTACAGAAAGGCTTAATATTTCGCCGTCTTCGATTTGCTGCATGGCTTCCGCTACTTCTTTTAAAAACGGCCGCTTTGTAAATATTTCCGCGTCTATAAATAAACAAAAGCGCCAAAAGTCCCGGCGCGCTAATTCCATTCTTAAAGCTTCCTTTAAATGGTCTTTTTTATTCATTTTCTCCTAAAAGCGTTTTTATGTCTTCCGTACTTAGTTCGCTAAGGTCCGGGCTTTTGTTTATTTGAAGGTCTACTACTTCGCGCGGCTTTCCTAAAACGTGTTCCGCTACAAAGATTTTACCACGCGCAAAAGTATAAAGATCTACTATTAACCTTATTTTTGCTTCCGTTTCTTCCGCTTCGCTTACAAAATTTCCGTCTTTGTCCTTTTCGCCAAAAATACGCTTTACGGCGCTGGTAAAAATATTAGTTATTTTTTGTTCTTCCTGGACGCTTTTACGCCCGGCGTTTAATCTTTTACCGCCGGCGCCTTTTGTTGCTGCTAAAGGTTCTTTTTTTTCCTTTGGCGGCCTTCCGCGCTTCTTTTTATTGTCTGTATTTTCTTCCATTTGAAAAAATTTTGATTATTCAAAAGCCTAATAATTAAAAACTATTAGAATTTTGACGCTATAAGTGTAAATAAAAGCGTAAGTACTGACAAAGTAAGTAATCTATAAAATACTGGAATAAATAGCCTTAAATCCTTTATATGAGCGCCCAGGGTTTTAACTTCTAAATGTAATAGAATTACTAATAAAAGGCGGTCCAACATTATAGCGGCTATTAATACCGGAAATAATAAAAGGCCAGTAATTGCAAATAATATTTTTTTAGTCTTTGGATTCATAAACTTTTTTTTATTGTAAATGTACAAAAAATTGATTATTCTATAAAACGGTCCCGGTATTCGTTTATAGCTTCGTCCGCCCATAGTTTGGCGCTGGCTTTGTGTACGGCGTTACTGCTTTGTGTATAAGCTATAAAAACGCCAGCCCAAAGGTCCCGTATTTCTTTATTAATTTGGGCCGTTTTTGCTTCCTGGTGTTCTTTGGCCTTTTGTTCGTCTGTCTTTATTTCTTCCAGTTTTGGGCCAAATGCCAGGGCTAAGGCTTTAAGTCCTTCTAGTCCGGCTTCCGGTTCCTTTTCGTCTAAGTCGGTACGGTCTAAAATTTCCGTAATAATTCCTTTTATTTTAGTCCTAATTCCTAGGCTTAAAACTGTATTACTGTATAGATCATCTTCTATTCTTTGTATGGCCTGTAATGGCGTGTATAACTTTGTCATAAATTAAAATTTATCTATTGAATAACATATTAAAATGCTAACTATTATAAAAACTATAGAATATAAAGTAGCTACTATAAAAAATTCGTTTTCTTCATTCATTTTTTAGGCACAATTAAGGAATTTTCCCAGTATTCACGTACTGTAATATATTTATTATCCGGGCAGCAAGCCAGGGCCGGAAGTTTTACCGGTCCTTCTAAATTTGTCCTTCCGCAACCTACGCAAATTTTTAAAGGTTCCGTTTCCTGGTTAAATTGCGCGTCTATTAATTCGTTCGCCGGGTGTAACTCCCGTAAAATTGCGGCTATTTTTACTTCGCCAAATTCCGCGCTTATACGTCCTATTAAAAGCTGTCTTTTTATTTTTTCCGCGTTTCCGTTTGGTTTTTTCATTATTCCGGAATTATATAAATAATAGTCCAAAAGACGGCTAAAACTGTTATAACTCCTATTAAAATTCCATGTATTAAGCCTTCGTAGTATTCCGACTTTTTAACGGCTTCTATTAGCTTTTCTTCCGGTGTTAATGGCGCTTTGTAAGTATTTACGGCCTGTTTTCGCTTAAACATCTTATTTTTTTTCTTCCATTACTTCGCCTAGACGCCCTAGGCTGGCTTCCGTTAGTCCGCCTTCATTATTTAGAAACGCGCGTAACTGTAGCGGGTGTACTTTTGCCGCTTTGCCTAATTGGTAAATACTTTTACCGCTTGTTTTTATGTATTCATTAATAAGCTTTTGGGCTTCTTTTTTAATGTTTTTAAGTTCCGTTACTGTCATTTTTAAAGTATTGCGGGGCCGTTTATTTGGCCCCTGGTTAATTTATAATTGAATTTTGGCCCAGGTTTTAAAGCCCTTAAATTTGTTTTTAATTTCTTCCGTTTTTTCGTTATCAAAAGGCGCCGGCGGAATTATAAAACTATCTATCCAGTATTTTAGTTTTTCTTCGTCCGTTCCTTCGTAATTAACAATAAGAAAATCTTTTTTTATTTCGTTTTGCGGCCAGTTTGTAACGCCTTTAGTATTTATTTCGTCTAAAGCGTCTAAAGGATCTTTTACGCCTTCTATTTTTAAACTTTGGTTTAATAATTCTAAAGCGGCCGCTGCTTCGTTTGCTTTTTTAGCGGCTTTCTTTAAAGCTTCTATTTCCGCGTTTTTTGCGTTTAGTTCGTCTTCCAGTCTTTTATTTTCTTCCTGGTCCGCTAAAGCTTTTATTTTTGCTTCCGCTTCCTGGTCTTCTTTTGCTTTTTTAGCGTATTCCGCCCCGGCTTTAACGCTGTTAAATTCGTCCTGGTCTAAAATTCCTAAATCTAATAAAGCCGGGTAAAAACCTAAAAGCGGGCTTAATATTTCTTTACGTTCGGCCCTAAGTATATTTAACCTTTTTTCTTCCTGTACTTCTTTAAATTTTTCCTGGGCTTCTAAATGCTTTTCCAGCGGCTTAATTTCGTTTTCTATATAATTATAGACGGCCTGGACGGCGTTACCATATTTTAAACTTCCTTCTTTTAGATCCTTCCGCTTTTTGTCCGCGTTTATTCTAATATTCTTTAAAATTAAACGCGCTTCTTTTGCTTGTTTCATTAAGCCGGCCTGGCTTTCGTCTGTTACTACCAATTCCGCCGCTTTGTCGGTAATTTCTTTTAATTGCGTAGTAAATTCTAAAAATTCCGCGTTTATTTCCTGGGCTATTCTTACATCTAGGCCATTTATTAAAGTAGCTAATTCCGTTTTTACGTTTTTTTCTTCCATTTTTTAAATTTTTAATTGTTTGACTTGTACAAATATATAATAAATTATTTGTTATCATATATATTTATTAAAAAATCTTCTAAATCTATTTTTTCTATTTCTTTTATTACGTTTTCAAAGTGTGTTTTTTTGGTCCCGTTTGCAGCGCATAAATTGGCTAAAGCCGTTAAAGCTGCTAAAGCTGCTATATTTTTAGATAGTGCAAATTTTGCTTTATCATTTAATTCTATAGGCGAAATATCCAGGGCCTTATTTATTAACGCGCGGGCTTCTTTTTTGTATTTTTCCATGGTTTCCTGTTTTTTAAATAGGGGCGCCGTTTAAGTCCGGCGGTTTGCTTCTGTCCCGTTTTCATTACTGACAAAAGAGGGGACCGCTTTATATTATTATTACCCAAGCTACGGCCTAAAGTTTCCCGCGGCGCCCCTAAATTTTTAAAATGGTAGGTCGTCGTCTTCGACTGGTTTAGTAATTTCGTTTTTACGTTCTTCCTGGGCTTTTATCCAGTCCGGGCCGTTTCCTTCCGGTTTTGTTTGGTTATGCGTGTAATTTACGCCGGCCATAACAAGCGCCCAGGCCTGTATAGTATTAAACCATTTTAGCGGGCCTTCCTTTGGCTGCCAGCTGCGGCCCCTAATATTTATACTAGCCGTTACGGCGTCGCCTATCTTTAGACTATCTAATAAATTTACTTTGTCGCCTGTAAGCTGTACTATTATTTCTTGCGGGTATTGGTCCGCGTCCGTATGTATAACAAAGTCCCTTTTTATAAAGTTTTCGCCTACTGTTTGGGCCGGAAATATTGCTATTATTTTTCCTGTTAATTGCATTTTATTTAGTGTTAAGTTTTAATTTATTATTTGGTTTTATCATTTTTTCCGCTTTAAGATCTATAAATAGTTTTCCTTCAAAACCGTTTGTTTTTTTATTCCAGTCTAAAGTAATATTTTCAAATCCTAGCTTTTTAAAAAATTCTATTACTTTTATTTGTTCGTCTTCATTCATAAAATTAACTTATAAGTTTATTTTTTAGGTTTTAAATTTTCGTTTCTTTTGCGGCCTTTTTTAATATTTCTACTAAATGTTTAAATTTTTCGCCAGTTTCTCCGGTGTATTTTTTGCCCATTTTTTTAAATTCCTTAGCCATTTTTAAATACATTATTTTTTCTTTTAAAAAAGGAATTAAATAATGTTTAATAAAAAACATTATAGATAAAATTGCTAAAGTCCAAATTACTAAATTCATATTTTACAGTTATTTATTTTTTTCTTTGTATTCCTTCCATAGTAAAAAATCATTTTCACAAACAAAACGTATTGAAGTCGTCCAGGGCAAAGAATTAATTACGCCAGCTTCAAAACTTAAACGGGCTTCTTTTTGCTTAATTCCGCGCCTATAGTCAGATTCAATAAATTTGCCGAACTCTATAAGATCAGCTTTTGTAAAATATGTTTTCTTTGCCATTTTTGAAGATTTTAAAATAAATGTATTTTAATATATTAAAATACATTTATTTTTTATGTAATGTTTTGATTTTTAGAATGTTACCTTTTTTTCTAATTCTTTTTTTAATTTTAAATAGTAATTTCCGGCTATTTGGACCCGTTCGCGCATAGCTTCCAAAGTAGTATTACAAAAATCTATTTCAAATACTTTAACGCGTAATTCATCCGGGACCTGGCTAAATGTCATTTGTCCCCTTACTTTGTTTTCTAAAGCTTCTATTTGTTCGTCTGTAGGATCTATTATTTTTTCCTTCCAGGCCTGGCGTCTAATTTCGTCCTGTATTTGGTCTTCGCTGGCGTCCGTTAAACAATAAACTAATAAAGCTTTTGTTTTGCCTGTTAAGTCCATATAGGCTTGTAATTGATAAAAATAATCTTTTGTAGGTATTTCCGTTTCAAAAAAAGGAAATGTTGACCCGCTCCAACTGCTTTTTATGTCTATTACATAATCTTTTGTAATTATATCCGGCGTTCCTGTAAAAAAATCATTTTCAAAATGATCTAAGTTTTTAACCAGTCCAAAACTTCCGCTAACTTTACTAAATAGTCTTATACTTTCGTCTTCCTGGCCTATTCCCTTTTCTGTTTCTTTACTCCAAAATTCTTTTTTAATGTTAAATAGGTCCTGTAGTAATTTTTCCTTTATCCTGGTTTTTGCCGTTTCTCCTAATACTTCGCCTTTTGTACGGCTATTAGTCATTATTTTACCTGTTTGGCTGCTACGTTCTTTATACATATTTCTAAGCGTTAATTGTTTCTAAAATTTCTAATTGATCTTTATTTAATGCAAATTCTTGTTTTAATACTTCCTTTGTATAGTCGCCTGTATTAATGGCAGCTATAGCCCTATTAAATTGTTCCTGGCTTAAAGTTTGGGTAGGTGTAGCCGGGGCGTCCGGCGCTATTCCTTTGTCCGTGTCGTCTATTAAGCCGGTAGGCACTATAAACGTATAAAGTAAAGCGTATTTAAGCGCGTATGTAGTAGCTTTTCCGGCCCCTTTGTCCTGTGGATCTACGCCCTGGCCGTAACCTTGTATTAATACTTCGCCGCCGCTTACATGGCTTAAAATATAGGTTACTTTTACTTCTGTAAAAACTTGCTGTTTTATTACTTCTTTGTTACTATAATCTAAAGCCTTCCAGCGTTCTATTTTTACTTCCTTTTCAATATTAGAAGTAAGCAAAGTTAAACCAGCCCTAACCATGGCCGGCTGTATAATTTGTTTTACGTCCTTATCCGATACGGCTAAAAATTTATTTTTTCCGTCGCCTACTTCGCTACGCTTTTCTATACTTTTTACTTCGTCCATAACTTGCAAAATTGCAAGCGTCAAAGTTTCCGGGTATGTCTTTTTTTCTACCATTTTTAAATTATTTTTTGTTGTATGTATTGCAAATTGATATAAACTTTTTTCTAGGAAGTTTTTTAAACTGGTCTAAAGTCATGTTATTAGCTTCCGCAATTAATAACATTTTAGCTTTAAGTTCTGAAATTGTGCTTTTTGAAATCATTTTTACCTTTTATAATTGTTTGACTTAACAAAAGTAACTAATTATTTAACACTACCTAATTTATTTTGCTTTTTTTTAATTTTTCTTTATAATAATTTTTAAGATCTATTAAAAAGTCCCTGGAAAAATTAGCCGTTTTGTTTTTTTCCGCTTCTAATTCCTTTAACTGGTCCGGCGTTATAAGCGTTTTTATTACTTCTTTGTATTTTTCCAGGTTCCCGGACTTGTTTATATTACATTCAATACATTGAATAAAACAATTTGTAGAAAAAAAGCGGACCGCCCAAAAATAGCCAGCCGGGTAAAAGTGGCCGGCCTGGTGTTCTTTACTCCATTTAGCGCCGCAAGTTACGCAAGCTTTGCCCTGGTCCCGTTCTTTTATCCAGGCATTAAAATAATACTGGGCCGCTTTTATTAATTCCTGTATAGATTCCTTTTTTTGTTTAGGTTTTCTTATTTTTTCTTTATATTTTAGCGTCTTATTTTCGTTTGACTTAATAACAGCGCATAAATTAGAACAAAAGCCCTGTAGTGGCCTAATAGGCGTAAAGTCATTACCGCAGCGTTTACAGCTTTTTACTTTCAAAGTACTATGTATTTATACTTAATTTTTATAAGTTCTTCCAAATATAAGCGGGCGTAGATCTTTTGCCAGGAAGGAATTATAGTAAAATCCGTATTAGTTACCAATTTGGAACGGTTATAATATTCCAGCTTTGCGGCTTTTATAAATTCGTTTTTTCGGTCCTGGTTAAAAACATCTTTAAAATTTTTACCAATTGCGGCCGCTTCGTATTCAGTTCCTAGCCATTTTCCAGCTGCTAAACTTTCTTTGTATAATTCCTTACAATTTTCTAAAAATTCTATTTCATTGTTCAAACTTAGAATTTCGGCCGCTTCCTTTTTTCTAATTGTTTCTATTTCGGCTAAAAGTCTATTTCTTTTTAACCAGTAATTAGCTATAGGTTCTATTAATTCGTCCCTGGTTAAAGTTGTGTATTGTCTTTTTTCAATTACGGAAAACCTATAGGCGTTTTGTATGTCATGTAATTGAATATTAGGAAACCGTTCTATAATAGCCGTATAAGCCGCCGCCCAAAGTGTAACGCTTAAATTTTCCACGCGTAAACCGAAAATTACTTCTGTGTATTCAATTAAAAAAGCTATTACCGTACTTTCTTCCTTTTCGGCCGTTTGGGACGTTTGCAAAACTAAAGGCCCCATTTTAGCCGCTACGTGTTCGCCTTTAGCTGTCAGCTGGGCCGTTATTTCGTGAAAGTACGTTTTGTAAATATTCATGTTTGACGCTTTCGCGAGTTGGTTTTTTTGATCCATTTTGTAAAGTATTAGAATTATTATTATTAAGCCAGTCATTCTTAAAACCAGCCCAGCTATTAATTATACAAATTTTTAGAATTTCGTTTTTATCCTGTCCGGTTTTTTCTACTTCTTTTACAAAAGCTTTTAGGGCCGTTTCTGTATTTGCCGCCTTTTTATTTTTTCGAACTTGTAACCAGTCGTTAATTAGTTCCTTTTCAAAACCTATTTTATAAAGTTCTTCCGTAAATATAAATTTTGTTTCTTTTTTAAAAGAAATTTCATTAACACTATCATTTACATTTACATTTACATTATCATTTACAGCTTTTTTAGCTTCCGTTTGGTTTTCTAAAAAAACATTTGCTTTTTTTGGTTCTTCTATTTGAATTTCTTTTTTTGGCCTTCCGCCTTTACTTCCGGCGGCGCTTCTTTTTTGTCTAATTCCGGCCCATTTTTCCAGGTCCCTTTTTAGACTTTGTTTAACTGGTTCAAAAACTACGTTTACTAGCAAATTTTCCGTTTTAGGGTCTTTGTCGTTTACGTATAACAAAATGTGTTTGAATAGTTCGCCGGCCGTTTCATTTGGCAGCTGTTGGACCGTGTGCAAAAGGTCCGCGTACAGAATAAAGCTTTTTTTATTTTCCATTTTTTAAATATTTGACGCGCTAAAGATATTAAAATATTTCATAAACGTATTCCGGACGTCCATAAATTCCGCTTTTTGTGTTTTCGGTCTTTATAAGCTTCCCTTTATTGTAAAGATTCGTAATAGAACGGCGTATAGAAGTTATAGGCGTAGTTCGATCAGGAAAT